ATGAAAGTGAATTTGAATGTTCCCTTTATGAATTATAAGGGGTTGGTGATCACGAAAAAAGTAGAGGGTACGGATGTGGAACAGGAGCAGTTGATGAAAGATGTCATTGCTCCGATCCTATTCAGTGGGGAGTGGAGAGATGAGAGGGTGAATGCTTTGAGCGGTGACGAGAAAATCCGTGCTTACAGCTTGAGCCTTAAAATCTATCAATCCACCGGAAATATTGAAATCTCGGCGGAGGAGGCTCTAATGATAAAAGAGGCCGCATTGGTTTTGAATCCCGGCGGTTACGCACAAATTGTCAAATTGATAGACGGATAAGTTATGGTACTGACAGAAGCACAATTGCAGGAAATCGCCAAACGTGTGCGTGCGATCATCCGAGCCGAATCCAAAGGCGTGGGTGATCTACCGGTGGCCACCTCGTTGGACGGGCTTCTCTCGCTTCCGGCCTTGCGCTTTAACGGTGGCGTGCCGGAAGTAGTAGAGGCTCCTATCTCCAAATTGCAGGACGTGGCATTGGATGCGGTCAGCGGGGCAACGAAAGCCGCCAATGAAGCCGCAGCAAAAGCCAACACGTCTGCAGGTAATGCGGATAAGGCAACCACAGCGGCCAATAATGCTGCCAAAAGTGCCAATGATGCCGCCGGTACTGCCGGAGCAGCTACCGAAGCGGCAAAGAAAGCCACGGAATCGGCCAACGGAGCTGCCTCCAATGCCACAAATGCCGCCACGAAAGCGTCCTCCGCAGCTGATACGGCGAATAAGGAGGCCAGCTCTGTAAATGCGGCCAAATCGGAAGCCCTTGCCGCTGCCGCCCGTGCGAGTAGTACGGCCACCACAGCAGAGGCCGAAATCGAGAAGATGAAGCAGCTGCAGGAATCCATATCGGGTGCAGCTTCATTGGCTCCTACGAGGATGGAACTGACCTACACGAAACGCATCACCCAGCGTAATCCTTACGTTCAGCGTATCGTTGCCAAGATGTTCCCCTCGTACTCCCTGCAGAATGTTTTGTTCTTGGGTGATGACGTGGCCGTGAGCGTGGATCCCGCCGGTGTTGTAACCCCGTTGAAAATCGGAACGAGCCGGATTCACGTGATCCCGACACAGGCCACCCACTTGTACAAGACCATAAACGTGACGGTTCAGGCTCCGTCCGTCCGCCTTACCGGAGGCGGTAAAATCCGGATTGACAGTAAAGGCAGAATACGTTTAACTTAAAAACTTGATAAATATGACAAGCGATCAGGAAACCCGTGTGTTAGCGATGCTTTCGGCTTTTGAAGCCGGAAAGAAGATTAGCGAACTCGATACTGCCTCCGGCAGCGTGAGCGATATGCGCATCGAGGTGCTGGACACGGACGGAGAGTCCAAAGTTATGAATTTGTCCGAGGCGGTTACCACCGCCGCAAACGCCGTTTGTGGACGTTATTGGAATGAATCGAATTCCACGTACCGGGCTGCCGGTTATCACGGCAGCCTCGATATGCTCCGCAAGCTGCCAGAGCTGTTGGGACTTGGTTGTTACCTCGTTCAGGATGACCGTACCCGGCGCAAGCTGGATCCCACGAACCACTACCGTTTCGAGGACGGTACACCGGCGAAGCTGGACGGCACGATGGGACAGTATATGTGGTGTTGGAATATTGGTTTTTATTTTGCCGAGTGGAAAGTGGGTAATTTGAAATATTATGCCGTTTCCCTTTCTCCCATCAAAGGCAAACAGTGCGTGTATATTCCCGCCGGTGGCCTTTCCGCCCTCGGTGGTGGCGTGATGGACAGGACGAACAATATCCTTTGTTCGGTTGTGAGTGATGCCGCCCAATATCGTGGTGGAAACAATGATGCAAGCCGGGACGGGACTTACCGCACGCAGTTGGGGATGGTTGCAACCAATATGCAGTACCGTAATTTTTCAACTTATGCCCGCAAGCGTGGCGAGGGTTGGGATGCCAACTGGTACGTGGCTCAGGCGGTGGTTGAAATTCTTTTCATGATCATATTCGGAACCCGCAATATGCAGGAGGCCGTGATTGCTGAAAAGGACAGCAACGGTTTGTATCAGGGTGGCCTCGGATCCGGAACCACCAATATGCCGAATTGGGATCAGTGGGGTTATTACCCGGTTGTTCCGACCTCTGCCGGTATCGAGCTGGGTGACGGTTGCGGTGAAACCACGTTTAACGTGCTAAAGGAGGACGGCTCGTTGCATTATGCAGCAAAGGTTCCGGTGTTCTTCGGCCTGAAACATCCTTTCGGTCATATTTGGAAGATTGTCCGGGGGCTTATCGATAACGTGGGTGATGAGAAATCTGAGGTCTATGTTGCCCCGTCCCTTTATGCCGGTTATGATGACAATTCGATTTCCGGCCTTATCAAGGTTTGCGAGGTTCCGAGAACCAGCGGTTATATCAAACAGAAAAGTTACTACTTGCTTTGCGCCATGCCGACCGAAATCGGAGCGACCGCCTCGACTTATTTCTGTGACTATTTTTGGGAGAATTCAGCATCATCCAAAGGGCTTCGTGTCCGCCTCTCCGGTGCTCTCGCT